GATGCTGACAAAGCCATTATTGGTAACATATAATACAATGTATAATCCAGCAACAATGCTGATGTAATTAATGAAATCCAAAACGATAAACAAGTAACACAACTAAACGGCTTTTTACGCATCATTGACATTTTGTAAAACCATCTTGGTAACACATTATAATGTGCTACGGCTAATGCACATAAAGCACTAATCAAGGGATAAATTATCAATTCCATTATTGTTAAACATTGTTTTTAATTTCTTTTTGATTTCATCCATTGTATAACAAATGCTACGATATGGAATTTTAGTCAATCTGTTCATTTCTCGCATATTGTTTGTTTTCATAAACAACTTTAACATTTCTTTTTCATACGGAAAGCCTCCGTTTTTTGTCCAAGAATCAATTTCTTTTTCCGCTAATGCCCATAACACATCTATATTATCGTTGTAAAATTCTTCTGCCGTTTCATAATTTGCATCCAAATATTCATCGTTTTTGTTGTGTCTGTATTTAGTTGCAAATGGTGTTGTTGTGCAATTGTACAATGTCATTACCATTTTAACAACAAAAAATTTGAAATAACCTTTATTGTAAATGTCAATTATTTTGGCTTCTGGCTTTTCCAAAAGGTATAACACAACTTCGTGTTCCAAATCTTTTGTCAATTGGTTGTTACCAGTTATGGTGGAACAAATTCTTTTAAGTTCCCCAGAACGATAAAAATCCAATATGATTTCAGATGCCTTCATTGTTATTATTTGGTAAGCACTTCCATTTGCAATGCAGTATAATTGTTTATTGTCAATGATTCCAAATGCTTTATTTCCGTATAACATTCGTTTAATTGGTGTTTAATTGCTGGGTTTAGAAATAATTCATTATCTATTACTTGGTAATTTTTAACACAAGTTGAATGATGCCTATTTAATGCGTTACCTAATGCCTTAAATGTGTGACCATATTTCCGTCCAATTATGACAATATAGGCTCTGGCATAACATAGTTCTTTGGTTCTTGCTTTTGACAAAATAGCCTTTTCTGGCAATCCAGTTACTTTGGCAACAACCATTGTTATAGTGTCAATTGTGATGTACATAGTTCGTAATGTTAATGCACAAACATATGCACAAATTATACATTGTTATATTCTCTTTTTATATTATTTTATTTTATCTGTTCTTATCTTATCTATATAGTTACACTATCTTATAAGTGTGTTTAACACAACTTATAACTACCTTATAACTGGGTTAAAACTTGGCTATAACCATTTATAACACAAGTTTTTTATGCCTTATTGTAGGTTATAAAAGTGTTCAATAAAGTGTACATATACACAAAAAACCTTGTTTTTAGCCTTATTTAAGGCTTTTTTATGTGTATAACTTTTTTGCTTATCCTTTGTCAATTGACAAATTGTTTGTATTATTACATACGCATTTATGATATGCGTTTGTTCTTTAATCATTGTTATATGATTGCTCCCTTGGAGGGGAGGGTAAAAATACTAACACATTACTGATGCGAATCAGCATAGTGAACCGAATGGTAACTATTGTTCTTATGTTACAGATAGCCAGATGTCTAAAAATTCTGGAAGCGGTAGTTGCGAATTCCCAGATATTCGCTCACAATTTGTTAGGTGGACAAATAACAACCAATCCAGCCGCCTAATGGTGATTAAGGTAATAGTTTAAATGCATTACCGAGATATGGGATAAGACCCATACGCATACTTTATTTTTTAGGCTGAACCATACCCAACACATTACAGACAATGTGTAGGTATGCGGACGCTGGTTGTTATGTGTTACGGCATTATCCGTAACTATTTTATTTTATTCATTATTCCTTTTTTTACTTTATTCATATTTCAATTAACCTTTTCAATTTACAATTATGAACTTTAATCAAATGAATTCAGTAGTAGCAAAACTTGGTTTTAACTACGAAACTTTGCCAGATGTAATGGCACTCAAAACTGCAACCTTTCACTTGGTGTTACGGCAACACACTTGGAAAGTATCTGACAATTTGTACATTGATGCTGACAATGAGTATTGGAACAAAACCACTATGGTTAATTCCACCCAAACTTATGCGTCATTTGTTACAATTATTACTGGCATTTCTGCTCTTGGTATTTTAGGTGCTGGTATGAAAATTCGTAATGTTAATGTAAAATCTTTGCGTCTTACATTCGCTCAAATTGGAATCTTCTTTGCTACCAAAGACCCAAAAGAAATGCGTAAAGAATTAAAGCAATTCTATGAATATGTTAAAATTGAATGGACTGATTGTAACACAATTCAAGATAGAATTGAAAAAATTGCTAACCTTTATTACAAAGGGTTATTAACCGCTTAATCATTTTATCAATCATTTGTTACGGCACTACCTTAATTGGTAGTGCCTTTTTATTTAACCTTAAATTATTTCAATCGTGATTACTATTCCAACAACCTATGCTCACAAGTATTGCAAATCAATTGCAAGTGCTGAACGCTTTCAAGCCAAGTTATACAAACGATATGATGCCGTTAAATTGGTTGAATATCCGTATAACACAGAATCTGGTTTTTATACATTCGCTTGTAGTGGTTCACACGGCTACAAGGCATTGCAACAACAATTGCTTGACGGCACATATCAATCCAAATAACACAACACAACAATTTAACCTTTCAAACCACAATTTAAAACTTTTCAATTATGAATACTGATTTAATTCTCTTCAACATTAACCAAAATTATATTGGTCACAATGTAGCACAAGGCATTGCCAAATGTTTTCAAGCCTATGCCGACAATTGTCCAGCCGCAGATATTATGGAATGCGGACTCAATCGTAATACTGGATTTGTTTACATTGCGTTAGAAAACGGCATACAAATTGCATCTGCATTTGGGCAAGATTGCGTATTCTTTGTTACTGATTTTGATAACGGCTCTGAACACGAATTTGATTCATACCAAGAAGCCGTTGATTTTAATCATCCAATGTCCCATTAATAACACAACTTTATTATTTAACCTTTCAACCCACAATTTAAATTAAAAACCATTATGAAAACTTTTGAAAAAATTGCCAATGACAATTCAATTTATGAAATTGATTTTACCAAATTTCCTAACATTGCTAAATACATTAATGTAGTTAGCGAAGATACTGGTGAGCCTTTTGAACATTCCAAAAAGGCATTGTTGTTTTTTGTTCGTGAACAATTTCTAAATTGGCTCAATGACCAATGCGAATTTTATTTGTCATACTTTGAAATAGAAAAAGAAATATTTAAACTGCAAGATGAAAAAGTCATAACAAATAATTTAATTAATGATTTCATTGCTAATGCACCAACAAGATATTTGGAATACAAAAAAATTGATGAGCGTAATTTAACCAATCTAATTAAATATATGTTACGCACTCACGATTTATACCAGTTGCCATATGATTTTATTTGGATTACAAGAACCACAGATGAATTGCTAAAATGCATCCGCATTTGTCATAAAGAAGTTAAAGGTGCAGAAGATTATGTGCAACCGAGTTATTCCGAATGCGGAGATTTAGCAGTTTGGGAGTGTTTGTTTAATGCACCACATTTATAATTTGTATCATCTGTTGTTACGGCACTACCAGTTTTTGGTAGTGCCTTTTTATTTAACCTTTAATTTAAATCAAAGTGAAAAACCAAACCAAACAAAAGTTCACAACATCCGACTGGTGCTTGATTGCATTCGGATTATTAGGTGTAGTTTATTTCTACATCCGTTTTTTTATTTCAATTTTCTTTAACCTTTAATCAATCAATGTTATGAAAACTCACAAATTAATTACCACATTAGACCTTATCTATGATGCCACAGATTGGGCAATGCGTAAAACAAAAATGGATTGCAGTTATTTTAATTCGTATATGGAACAAGACAATATTACAACAAATGTGTTATGTACCATAGAATTTACGATTGAAAACGATGGCATTGGTCATTATGAATTTTGGGGAAGCAAAGGTTATGATGCTGGTGTAGATTATGCCGTTATTAATTCTATTCGTTGGAATAGAATAGCATTCCCAATTTTAATTAATACTTTGCTTGATGTTTACATTAATGAGTGTATTGACGAAATAACTGATAAACTGCAAGATGAATTAATAAATAGCATTAGTGCTAATGATGAACCAGACCCAGATTCAAATCGTAATTAATAAACCATTTAAACCAAAAACAAAATGAAAAACCTAACACCAAAACAATTTCCAAACCACAGACCCATTAAATTAATTGCCCAAGATATAGAAATGGATTGGGGCAATATGAGTCCATATGCCAAACCATATTGGGAGGCAATGCGTGAATTAACTTGGATTACGGATTCATATTATTATGATTCCGCAGAATCTGTCTTGCGTTATTTCTTATCCAATGCACAAAGTTGGAAAGGCGAAATTGCAAAACAAATTAAATCTGAAATCAAAGACATTCTTAAAACTTGCTAATAATTTGTTATGAAAAACAGACCACATAGTGTGACTCACATTACGGATTCAGAATCCATTGATGTCAATTTGATATTCAAATATTACAAACTTGCCGTTGCTGAATTTCCACCCAAGCAATTATCAACTGGCAAATGGTTGCATTGCTTTCGTGTAACACCATACGCAAGTTATGATACATTTTCCGATGGTACAGACCCAGATGTTGAATGCCAAGCGTATTATTCCGAGATATACGGCTAACACAATTTAAACCATATGAAAGAGCGAATTATACCACTATTTGCGGAATGCCCATAGAACGCATTTTAAGGCATTTTAACGGACTCTGTGCATTAAATGATATTTCTATATCATTTGTGGCTTTGGATTCGTTAGGATGCCTTATTTTCCGTTATACGCACATTACCCTTTTCACATTTATCCAAACCTATAAACTTTTATTATGTACAATATGACAATTACCGACACCTATGGATTAACCGATTACTGCGTTGAAATGGGATACAAATTTCAATATGTGGATGGTAACAATGGTTACGAAGATGAATTAGAAATCCTTGTACCATTTGCACCAACAACACAAAATGTATTTCAATTTGCCATTGATTATTCCAGATGGTTTTTCGTATCAGATTTAAATGACAATTAACCCTTAAAAACAATTAAACAATGAAACACAAATTTAGAACCACAAACATCAAAGGCAAAGAATATGTAATGGTTGCCGACAAACTTGCTTTCTTCCGTAACAATGAACAATACAATGGTTGGTCTATTGAAACGGAATTTGTTGATTTAACCCCAGACCATTGCACCATTAAAGCGTTTGTCAAAGACCAAAATGGTCGCACCATTGCGACTGGTCACGCTCACGAAATCCAAGCGTCATCAATGATTAATAAAACATCATATGTTGAGAATTGCGAAACATCGGCAATTGGTAGAGCATTAACCATTTGCGGAATTGCAATAGAAGATTTTAGCATTGCAAGTGCCGAAGATGTTACCAATGCAATTGCAAAGCAAGAATTAATTCAAGCAAATGAAACATATCAATCATTGTTAGCAAAACTTGACCCAGAAACCGCAAGACAATTTAGCAATGTTACTGGGTTTACACTTGAAAGATACCAAAAAGGTATTGCGTATTTAACTAACTTAATTGACCTACAATCTAAAATCAAATAATTATGTTTAATCAAAATTCAATTGAATTACATTCAATCGTTCTTCCTACAAAAAAGGAAATAGAACAATACGCAGATTCTGTAACACAACAAGTATTAGATGGCAATTTGTCTCCCATTGAAATACATTGCAAGGCAAAAGCCATTATCAAAATGATGGAATTAATTATTGCAGAAACAGAAGCAAGTGTTGTTGATGAAATACAAATTTTTGGTCATAACAATGAATTAGATTTTGGCAATGCTACGGCTAAATTGCGTGATTCATTTGCTACACCTAATTACGAATCTGACCCAACATATTGTGCATTAAAGTTGAAATTGAAAGAACGAGAATTGTTGTTAAAATTGGCATTTCAAAACCCAAGTGTTGAATGTACAGATACAAATGGTGGAGAAATTGTACCAGTTGTTTCAGCAAAAATTACTAAACAATCAATTGCAATTACCTTTAAAAAATAAACTTATGTTACACAAAGCAGAACAAAAACGAAAAACGGCAAAGGCTCAATACATTCAAGAACTTGCCAGTCAACCATTGCACATCCGAGAAATAGCAAAACGGCTGGGCATCAATTGGCGGACGGCATACCGAATGATACACGAATTAAAAAAAGATGGATGGGCAATTGCAACAACCAAAGACCATTTGTATTATTCTGTAACATTAAACGATAAAATCAAAAATGAATTTTAATGATTTTACGCATCCATACAAAATGGATTTATTAAGAGGCAACAAGGTTGCATCTGAATTTATAGCGTTATGCGAAAAGCAAATGTATCGTTCCCACATTCGTGAACCAACAACAGAACAAGACATCCAAGACCATATTGATGTTTTCATTGATAACATTGGTTACGAAATCAAGGCACAGAAAACAAACCCAGACAAACCAGAATTTTATGTTGAAGATTGCTTTACGATTGAATACAAAAACAACGCTGGTTATAATGGATGGATTTTTGGCAAAGCCAAATACATTGCCCAAGAATTTAATTCTGTTTTCTTGTGTTACGATAGGCAACAATTACTAAATTGGTTTATTCCACGCATTGACAATTACAAACCATATACAAAGCCAATGAACCAATCTGTGGTTTATTATTTGCCTATTAAAGATTGCATTGACAATTTAACAACATTTACAATTTTCAAATCCAAATTTTTATCTCAATTTAATTTAAACCCATACAAAACAAATCTAAATCTAATTTCTATGAACACTCCATTTGTACAAAAACCAAACACAATTATTCTTCATAACAACACTCGCAAAACTGACAAACATCCGCATTTAAGGGGAACAATTGTCATTGAAATTGATGGTGTCCAACACACCAAAGACATTGCGTTGTGGGAAAAGCAGTCGGCTTCTGGCAATACTTATTTTAGCGGATTGGTCAGCGAACCATCCACAAAAGATAATGCACCACAAACCGCTAAAAGCGTTCCTACAAATGCATTTAATGACAATGTTGTTGTCAAAGGTGATTTGCCGTTTTAATTTATGTTATATTAGTCGGCTATGAAATCATTAACTTGGTTTAAATTCTGCCCATCGGATTGGATGATGGGCAGAATTAGCCGTCAAAGTTCAGATGTTCAAATTGCTTTCTTGCGTTTATGTTGCATTTACTGGAACAATGAATGCAGAATGACAATTGCACACGCTGAACTGGAAACGGACGGACATTTTCCAACATTGGTTAAACTAAATATGGTTGAAACAAATGATGATTGTATTGTTATAAAATTCTTGGACATTCAAATCCAAGAAATTTATTCTGTCAAAGAACGGCTATCGTATGGTGGTAAAAAATCTGCTGAAAAACGATGGAACAAACAACCAGAAGAAAAACCTAAAAAGTCAAAACCTATTGTTACGGAAATTGATACTACATTGTTTGATTCTTTTTGGGAATGGTACCCAAAGAAACAAAACAAAGCAATGGCAAATAAATTGTTTATGCGTTTACCCATAGATGAACAACAACTTGCCATTAGTAACATTAAACGATTGTTTGCTAATACACCCATTCAATATGTGCCAATGCCATCAACATACATTAATAACAAAAGATGGAATGATGAAATTAACACCAACCCTTTAAACCAAAAACCACAAGATGAAGAACCATATATTTATTGAAGAACGATTGCTTGGAATCATATTATCTGATTTGCCCAACACAGATGGCATTGTTCCAATGTTACACGAAAACTTGTTTACAGATGAACGAGCCAAATTATTTCAAATAATCAAGCAAGTTTATAACAACAATTTGCCCATCAACATTGCTACCATTGGCAAACAAATCATTGACAACAAAAGCAATATTGATTTAGCCGCAATGATTAGTTATACGGATGGTGTTTACTACGGACACGAATGGAAAGTTTATGCAAATGATTTAAACGATTTGTACAAACAAAGAGAAATACATAAACTGAAACAAAAATTAGTTACTGGGGAATTGGATATTAGTGGTGCATTTAATGAGATGACCGAACTTAATAACAAATCTCTTGAACCATCCGATATTACGGCACATAAATTGTCTGTCAATTATTTGGTCAATTTATCGTATCAAATGTCTGGACAAAGACCAACACAAACTTACCAAACATTTATTCGTCCAATTGATTATGTTGTTACTGGTTTTAGGCAAAGTGAATTTATATTGTTAGGAGGCAGACCAGCAATGGGCAAAACATTATTGGCTTTGCAATGGGCATTAAATCAATGTATGCAAGACATACCTATTGCTTTCTTTACAATGGAAATGTCCACAGATGAATTGATGCAACGCATTTGTTCTAACCTTTGTGATATAAATGGTCACGCATTTCTTGACCCATATAACAGAATAACACAAGAACAATTTACGCATATGGGCATAACCATTGACCAATTAAAAGACAAACCATTGCACATTGTGGATTTGCCTTCGGCTAACATTGAACGCATTGAATCCGAAATTGTAAGATTAAAAGCAAGGTATGGCATTGTTGGTTTTTATTTGGATTATTTTCAATTGATATCCCCAATGCCTCACGATTTGATAAAAGGCAAAACAGAACAATACACAAACATAAGCAAAGCCATTAAAGCAATGTGCAAACGGCATAATGTGTTTGGTGTTGTTGTTTCATCATTGTCAAGGCAAACAGAACAAAGACCAGACCACAGACCACAATTATCGGATTTGCGTGAAACTGGGCAATTAGAATTTGATGCTAACAAAGTTGTGTTTGTTTACAGACCTTCGGAATATATGACTGGTCAAGAAAAAATTGACAACATTAACACAATGGAAGTTTTGATACGCAAAAACAGAAATGGTTCATTAGGTAACACAAAAATTGTTTGTCAATTAGAATACACCAAAGCATTTGCACAATGACCAAAGAATATTTACTACAAAAAGAATGTGTTAGGTTATTCAACCTATTGTACCCAAATTGTTATGGGTTGTTGTTTTTGAATTATAACAATCCACGCAATGCAAAAAACGGCTATTATTTAAAAGGCATTGGATTAATTTCTGGTGTTGCTGATATGACATTGCTAACAAAAAGTGGTGCAGTATTTATTGAATTTAAAACCATCAAAGGCAAACAATCTGATTTGCAAAAACAATGGGAACAAACCATAACATCATATGGCTACACTTATGTTATTATCCGAACACCACAACAATTCTTAAACCTTTTAAAAACTTATCCTTTATGAAACACGAAATACAACCAAACAATTTTAGACAATGGCAATTACACATACGCAAGATTTGTGTTCAATGTATTAAGCCAGATTATTCGGAAACAATTAAACCATTTACCATCAATTGGGAATTATATGGCAGAATTGTTATGGCAAAAAATATAAACAACTAAACAATGAATGACACAAAATATTTACAATTGTTATTGATGTTAATGAACGCAATAACACAAAAAGATTTAAACAATAACAACGAATTGTTATGTGTTTTCCGTAAATGCCAAAACAATTTGGGTTTTAATCCGCACAAAAACAATATTAATATTGCTAATTATCTTGATAGAAAAACGGACTATTATTTTGCTATGTTAAATCCAGAAGAATGAACCATCATATTTACAAACACTTTATTGTCAATCGTGTATTTACTAATAACAATAATGAACAAATGGAAACAAATATTAATGCACAAGCAATTATTATTTTTTTGTTAGTTGTTGGATTGTTTTGGCTATACCATAAATTAAATGATAATGAATCGTAACATCAAATATCTTGTTTGCCATTGTACGGCTACACCAGTAAACACCAAAGTTGAATCCATTAAACGATATTGGAAAAACGAATTAAAATGGAAATCTGTTGGTTATCATAAAATAATTGAATCCAATGGTAACATTGTTACATTGGCTAATGATGATGCTATAACAAATGGTGTTAAAGGCTACAACGCAGAATCATTGCATTGTTCATATGTTGGCGGTCAATTCAAAGACAATAGAACCATCCAACAAAGACAAGCAATTGCTGGTTTGCTATTGCATTGGTTAACATTATACCCAAACGCAAAAATTATTGGACATAAGGATTTCCCTAATGCCAAAAAAGATTGCCCACAATTTGATGCAGAAAAAGAATATGGTTATTTGTATGATGTTATAAAACAACAAACAACTTAACCATTATCTTTTTTTAGCCGTTGATTTTCAACTTCAAGTTTAGTAATATGCTTTTGCATTTCAACAACCTTTTTGTTGAGTTCAACCAATTGGTTTTTTAATTCAGCAATTTCTTTTTCTTGTGATTTAGCCGTTGTTTCCCACATTTCCAAAACGGCTTTCGCTTGTTTGACATTGACAGAATCTTTGTCAATCCAGCCTTTTGCCATCCAAGTTATAATATTGGATAACGCAACCGCTAACACAATTAAAATGTCATTACTGGGCATCTTCGTCTTTGCCTTTAATTTTTGTTAGGAACATCCAACCAGTTGATAACAATGTCAATAATCCACCAACCAATTCCAGCATAAGTTGTTCTGAAATCAATCCTTTGGCTACAATTGTTCCACCAATAAATGTCAAAATGTGCCGTAACAAGGCAATAATTGCTGATTGCATAATTGTCAATTTAGGTTTGTTTGTTTGTTGTTTGCGTTTGAATAGTCTAAACATAGATATTGTTTTTTAAATAATGTTGCAAATTGTGTTATGGTTCTGGCAAAATTGGCGGTGGCAAAGGTATTGATGGGCAAGTATCCGATGGGGACAAACCACCAATAACATTTGGATAAGGCACATTCAATGTTATGGTAAAATTCCAACCGCCAGTAATATCTTCCCCACTTTCAACAAATCTTTGACCATTGCTGGATTCCAAAAATTCCCAATTATATGTTGGCTCATTGCGTAATGCACTAATAATATCCAAGCCAATAAACAATGTATCGTTTAACACTTCATCTTCACTATTCATCCAAGCATTAACTGCACCAGTAACAATGTCATTTACAATTTTGCCAGATTCCACTTTATCGGAAATAAACATATTAAATGTGAATGCAATCATTTCTTCATTGTCCACATTAACATTTTGTACATCAATAAATAACAATGGATATTGCAACCTTTCTCTGGTTATTGTTCGTAAATTAATTGTGTTATGCGTTCCGATGTCTATTGGACTGCCAGTTCCGAATGCGTTTATTTGCGGATGATTTATTGCTATTTGCATTAACGCATTCTTGATTTGATTCCACATATTTCTTTAATTTAATGATGTTGGTTTTGTGTATGCCCATTTGTTAGCATTCTTTACAAATTGTGTTACCATAATTGTATGGGTAATCCAATCCCCAATTGCCTCGTCTTGTGTTACGATTTAATACCATTCCAGTATTGTAATTGTTCATATTTGGGTAAATAGTATCCAATGCGGCTGGTGGATTATTCCACAATGGATATAGTGTTCTATTTTCCATCAAATGCCTTGTAATGCGTTCAGAATACCATTCAGCATCTGTTAATGCTTTGTCCGTTAATCTAACAATTTCATCAACGGACATTGGTGTTGTGTTATCACTTGTTTGCCGTACCATTCCCCTATTGACAAAACGGAATGACAACACAGATGGCAATTCATAATACAACCATTGGATAATACAAGGTTGTATATGGTCTTGTAACAATGTTACATTTTGTGCTGATATTACTTGTGGTGTTGTTTTAACTTGTGTTACAATTTCATTGTACAACGCAGAACCTAAAATTGGTTGTATCCGCATTTCTTGAACCTTAACAATGGTTGGTCTAATCATTGTATAAGATACATTCTCATTAATGACTGAATTCTCAATCAATGTTTGTTCTGTTATAAATAATGCCTTGTTCATAGTGAAATTAATTTTTTGCCTTTCCTAATTACCAATTGTTGTTGCCAAATATGTCTGCAACTTGGTGACCTAACACCATCTGATTCCGTGTACCAGCCACCACGCTTATTCCAAACACTATAACCCATAACATCAGAAATAGCATTGATGTCTTTTCTGGTGTACACTTTGCCAGACCGACTCAAATTCATCATTGTTCTGCAAAATGCTCTTGATGTTACCAAATCGGAATCATCAAATTCGCCACTTCGCCATTCGTATTTATACATTACCTCAATTACTTTTTCTTCTTCTGGTTGTGTTTTGTTTTTAATTTTCCTTTCAACTTCTTCTTGATATGGAAACTTATTGTTATCAACCAAATAAGCAATGCGTTTTGTTACTTTTGTTTCGCTAACACCTAATGCATTAGCCATTTGTTTTGCACCATCATTTGGATATTTTTTGTGATGTGCTAAAATTCGCTTATCCAAATCTTTATCTTCAACTGACATTTCAGCAAAGGCATATAAACGATAACTATCCAATGTCATATCAATGTCTTGCATTTCAGTTATAATTGGCAAATGCTTTGTGTGTAACACAATATAATCTTCTGCATTTTTGCCCAATTTTAAACCAAGTTGATTTAACACTTGGTATTCCTTTTCCCCCCAAACACATTCTATTTCACCACCTTTAATAACACTAAATTGTTGTTCTTCACGAACACCCAATATTGTGTTAATTTCATCTTCGCTCAATCCAAATCCAGCCGTTAGCATTGTCTTTGCAATGTCTAATGTTATTTTATTTTGGGTATATTGTCTAACAATTCTCATAAGATTTTGGTATTCCCTACCACTTAATTTTCTTAAATGTTCATTTGAAATTAAACCTTGTTCTTTTGTTGGCTCTGGACTAACTTGTGTTGTAACATCAATGTCTGAAATTACTTCGCCTTCTGGTTTTGGTGGCAATGATACCAATGCCCTAATTTCATTTGGGGACATTGATTCCAATACTTTGTTAGCAACCAATGGGGATAGCGAATTGATGGCTTCAATAACATCTTTTACAGATGATTCTTGCTTTGTTTCCAATTCTGGCAATCCAGCCTTTTCACGCAATTCTTCTTTGGTCATTGCTTGTAACAATGCCGTTTCGGAAAGTTGTTGTGTTATAGGGTCTTTTGGAATTAATTCCAATGTTGTAACACCATTAAAAGATGCTAAATAATTAATCATCCTTTCAATTTTTTGCACTCTATCATCTACATAAACAGATTTAAAAATTTCATACGATGAAACCAATTCTGTGTTACCACCCAATTGACCTTCTGTTTTAACACCAAATAATAATGGATTTGTGCAACGATGCCCAATAAAAATTTCTTGTTGTACGGCATCATTTAACATTGAAAATTGTTTGTCCATATCCGATGGTGTCAATGGTAACAATGATGGTGCTTTACTTGCATCATCATTAAATGTTACAACAAACCTACCAGCGTTATCTGTACCAGAAAACTTGTTTTTTATTTGCCGTTCAATTTCATCTTGTTCTTCTGGTGTTGGTATGCCGTTATTAAAATTAATTAAATACCCACCCCAAAAATTGTTACGCAAATTGTTGTTATGAAAATTTGCAATTTCAACATCTGCTTCAATCCAAGCCAATGCACCCAAATATTCTGGCAATGGATAATGTTTAACACCAGCCGAATAAACACGATAATAAAATAATTGCCTACCAATTCTATTGTTAGCATCAAAGCATTCAATTTTTTCTATATCCTTATCGTGTGGAAATATTTGATTGCCTAATTCATCATACCAAGTTGCTATCTGAAATCCTTTGTTATCACGATTTACCCTAATCTTTTCAAATGGAATGTGTTCGTAACTATGAATTGTGCCAATCTTACTCCATTGAACTGCAATAGCAAAGCCATTAAACAATTCTAAATCCAATATTAGTTTTTCCGTAACATCATTTAAATCTTCATCATTGAATGCGTTTTTAAAAAACTTGTTATAAATGGCTTCATCTTCCAATGTGGATTCTTGTGTTACCCTCCAACCTTTTCCAAATATGTAATTTGTTTTGCCGTTTACAATTGCGTTATGCTTTGAACTGCGTCTGTACATATCCAGCAAATAATATGGGTATTCATTGTTAAGACCATATGTTATGTATTTGCCAGTTCTGTTATCCAACATAATCGGCACTTTGTGTTCAATGCCAGACCATTGCATAAATTGTTGAGCAATTTGTTTTTTATCAATTTGCATATTCTTTGTAGTTTATATCTGAATGATATGTTTTTGTATTTGCTTCTTGTAATTGAATATAAGCAATGCCAGTTTCAACAACACCAGTTGCATTTGCAATTCCGCTTGTGCAATCATATACAATGTAACTATATGTTCCTTCATTTAAATCTGGAATTGTAATTGTAAATAGGTCATATCTGTCTTTAATAACAGATTGATTATTGCTCTTGGTAATCAAAATATTTGTTGTTTCGTTTGATGATAAACTGCGTAATTGTAACAAATATCTTGTTCCAGATTTTTGCCTTTCAGACCAAGTAACTTCTATTGTGTTACTACTATTTGTGGTAAAGTATAACATCGTTTTATTATAAATACTTAATTGACAAAATGTTACTATTTTTTTGTCAATTGTTGGTACAATTCATAGCGTTTTTGACCAGTTTTCTTAATGTCAAATAATTTCTTTATGTCTTGTGTTAAATTATTAGCCAATTCAATACGCATATCTTTGTCATTAATCAAGGTTTTTATTGCTTTATGCCATCCGTTTTTCTTGTTTTGTGGTATCAATATGCCGTTTTTGTTATGCGTTATAACATCAGAATATGGAATAATATCAGATGTAATTATGGCTTTGTTCATCCATCCAGCCTCAACAATTTTCAATTCAGATTTTAATTTGTTAAACTTTGTGTCTTTTAATGGTGCAAGTGCAACATTTACAAAGTTGTATCCGCTAACATAAGAATAAATATCTGCGGCTTTTATGCGTCCATAATTTGGGTTTTTATTGTTGTTACTAAACACTTGCTCATAACCTTTGTAAATTGGATTAGGCTCATTCCAACCAGCCAAATAAATCCTATATCGGTCATTTAATGTGTTATCATAACACAATGTTTGCATTGAATCACGCAACAATTCAATATCTTCTGTATGTTGTGCCGCACCAAACCAACCAAATTTTGTCAATTCTTTTTCTTGTTCTTGGTCTAAATCTGGAACAAATTGTTGGTATTTGTCATATGGTTCATTGGGCAATATTGTTATGTTTTTGTTCAATGGTGTAATGGCTTCGGCTAAATATGTGGTTGTTGTTATAATATGGTCTGCCAACCTCATTTGATGCCTTAACTTTTCAGCCGTTTTGTTTTTGACATAATCAACATACATTGGATGCCCAGATTCCAAAACCCAATAATCATCCATATCTAACACAACTTTTGCCCCTAATTGCTTTAATCCATTGTACATCGTTTCTATATCTTCATTGCTCCCTAACAACCAGTACCGATTAAACAAAAAAATGTCAATGTCTGCTAATTGTTCTTTTGTCAAATCCAGCAAACTATTTGTGCTAACAAAATCTACATCTGGGTAATTATCAGCAATATACGCATTAGGCATTTCCAGCCGATAATAACTGCAACCAGTTGGATGCACATTGTAACAAATACATACTTTCATTTTATAACAAATTTTGACAAATATAACAAAGCCCCACCATTTCTGGTGAGGCTCTGTCAACCCTTTAATTATGAATGAAAACCTTACAAATATAACAACAAATTAGTGTTATGCACCAACCATTGTTGTTGGGCTTGTAATTGTTGCTAACAATGACCCAGATACTTCTAACATAGGTCTGCTTTCCATTCCGTTTAATGTGAATGCATAGCCGTTCCTATCCCCAAATGCCGTACCAGAATCTTGTGAACCAGTAAGCATATCCAAAGCATTGTCAATTCCTAACAACCAATATCTTCCATTTCTATCTTCTGCAATTGCAACCAATTGACCTTGTGCCATTAAAGCCATTTGGTTTCGTACTTGCGTTTGCAATTTGTTAATAACAAATGTTGCTTCTGGTTGGTAAAATGTTGTGCCGTTTTCTAAACTACCAACAATTGCTTCCTTAAACATTGAAGTTGATTTTGTCAAATTGTAGGTGTAAAACGCATTGTTACCACCAGTACCAGCACTTGCATACCCAGTAAATGCAGTAACAACATTCGCAGTTGTTACGGCAACAGAGCCAGTTGTGTTAAAATTAGCAACACGAATTGACCGCATACCTCCGACATTGTTCCTTGAACAACCCAGAGAATAACCACTTGTTAGAGTACACATATGTTATAACAATTTAGGCTTGTGTCCAACGGACGATTTCTTCTCCATAGGCGAATTGTACACCAGCCTTCCAAACGGCTTGCGTTCTAACTTCATCGTTGTCTTTGGAATACCAAATATTAAATTGTTCTTCGTCAGACAGCAAATCTGTTCCATAAAACAAATTTGTAGTATGTGTTGCAACAATATGTCTTTTGGAAGCAATGTTACCATTTAGACCATTGACTGCAATTACTTTCATCGTTGTTCCAGGGAATGTTATTTCGCCATTTGCAAGTGCATTGGGGTCTTGATACCAATTAAAATAATTCTTATCAACTACGGCATTTGTTAGCGTTCGGAAAGTATCCCAACCACAGAATGCAACCAAGTTATCCTTACCAATAATTGCGGCTGGAACATTTTCGTAAATTGTGTTAAAGATGCCAATAATGTTACCAGTTGTAATGGTTGATGTATTGGCGGTGTTTGCACTAACAACAGAACCAGTTGCATCAGAAGCAGTTAGCAAACTAATTATACCAGAAAAATATGCGTTACCAGACCAAATTGCCGTTTCCATTGCTTGGGCAATTTTCTTAACTTTCAATTCAGCAAATTGTTGCTCAAATGGAACGGATTCAGCACCAGCGTTACTACCAGCCAACAATTGAGTTTGAATCCAATATTGTTCTAATTCCCTTGGACACAATGTTTCTTGTGTTTTCATTCGTCCAACGGTCAATACCCTATTATTTAATGTTGTAGTACCAGATGGACTATAACCACAAGCACCACCACTTGATAATGTTAGGGTTGTGTCCATCAAGTTCAAAGCGGCTGAACTTTTAATACCAACTTGTGGTGTAAAAAGTTTAGCACTTCGTGCATCAAAGATTGCTTTGGTAATCAGAGGCAATCTGTTTTGTTCGGTGTAAACCGAAAGGTTTCCAAAATTGTATGCCATTTTGTTTTTTGTTTAAATTGTTATTTGTTTTTAAGTTTTTTAAGTGTTTCTGCTACTTGTGAAAAGTTGTGTTCTTGTATTGTCTTTTTGTTTTCAATAATTGCGTTTGTTGTTATTGTATTTGGCTTTGATGGTTCATTACCAATTGTTTCAACAATATCAACCATTGAATTAATTTGTGTTGCAAACAATGACATTTTCTCTTTCATTGTTCCCATTTCGGCATATGCAAGTTTTAATTCTTCCATAATTGCAACCAAATGTTTTTTGACAATTTCTTCAACTACATCTGGTGTTAGTTCTGGATAACCACCAGCAATTTCTTCTGTAACATCACTTGCAATCTCTGGTGTAATTTCCATTTGTTCTTCAACAATTGGTTCTTGTGTTGCAACAATTTCTGAAATTCTGCCATTCAATGTTTTAACAACACCAACACCTTCAATGGTGTGTTCGCCATCTGGTGCTGGTAAAACTTCCGTATCTGTAACAACAAATACTTCTGCACCATTGACCAAATCCCCATTAATGCGGATTGTAGTTCCATCTGCTAATTTGTAATCAGCAAATTTTTGTTGTGTTGTGAAACTGCGTAATGCTAAACGCATTGCTTCAATTGATTCTTTTAAGTTCATCATTTGTTATAATTATTTGTTTTGTTTAAATGTTGCAAAAAATATGTCAAATCTTCAATTAATGCGTTAAATGACAATTCTAATTCTGTTGTTGTTGGTTTCATCCCAAACAAACCTTCAACTGAAAAACCAGTAAATGCTTTTCTGTTTTCCCAAACTTGCTCATTTTCAACTTTAAATGAACCAAACCAAGAACCATCCGTAACATCTTCATAGCCAATTGGTGGGTTAATGCCTCTGGATTTGTCAATTATGTAAGATTCAAACATAAAAACACCATCCAATTCTGTGTTATGAAAAGCGTTTACATTGTGTTGGTTACCTTGTTTAAAGTATTTCTGGACAATTTTACGAATTGTGTCTTTGTCAAACACAACATAATATTGACCATAGGTAGCATCTTCACGATAAATCGGAACATCCGCTAACATTAGAGGTCCAGATAAAACCCTTTGTTCTGGTGTTTCTTTAAACCTTTGTAACACTTTATTGTCAAAGGCTTGGAATGGCTTTTCAATGGCTGGTAAATCCACCAAACTAACATATTGAACACCTTCTGTTAGTTCGTCAATTGTCATTTTATAAACTGGGAAATCCATATAACATAAATAACATTAATTGCCTAATGTTGCAAATTCTTCTAACCGCCTAATCCTTTGTCCAGTTGTTGTAACATCACGCTCAACAACATAGGCTCTAATTGGTTGTGTTGTGCTTTGTCCATTTGACATATTAAAATTTGGGTTGTTTGCATTTGGGTTTGACAAATTGCCCAATGATGGATTTGGATTTAATGCACCACCACCAAAATTTGGGGATTGCATTCCACCAGTAACACTACCAGTTGAACCAGAGCCAGACATTGATGCTGATTCAAATTGTGTTTGCTGAATTTTGACAAACCTACCAAGACCAGCAACAATTGCTGAACCAGCCGCAATTGCCGCTCTAATTGGGGAATCTGGTAACAAATTTAATTGCGACTGATAGGCTTTTTGGGCAGACGCATATGTGCTAATTATTGTTTCTGCCAATGCGAATTTCTTGGATTGCTCAAAGGCTTTGCGTTGTGCGGCTTCTGATTTACCAGCCGTTGATGTTATAACATCATCTATTGCCCCAAATACAGATGTTGTTGCATCTTGTAATAAATCAAATGTGTTTTCTTTTGATGTTGCTACTAATTGTTTGGATTTTGTTATCCATTCCCCAATCCAATCCCCAAGTGCGTCTAATGATTTATCAAAATTTTTACTATCTTCAATTGCTTGTTTATCGGCATATTCTTTGCGTATTGCGGCTAACCTTTGTTGTAACAATAATTCTAACGCTATTCGTTCATCACTACCAATTTTAAATTGATTTAACAATTCTTCAAATTGCGTTTCAACATCAATAATGGATTGTTCTAATTCTGTTTTGTTGGCTTTCCTTAATGCAATATTTTGTTGTTTTAAGAACTCAATATATTTCTCATTTTGTTCTTTGTTATACTTATCCCTTACGGCTTGTTTTTCTTTTTCTTTTAATTCAATTAATTGCTTTTCTTCATCTGAACCTTTAATGATTTTTAATGCTATTTGTTTGTACCTATCATCAATAGCATTTAATTCTTGTTGTTGTTGTGTTTCGTTTGCATCCCTAATGGTTTGTCTTGCTTGTTCAATAAATTCCCTAACATCTTCTAAATTCTTTTTTGCCGAATCTGTTGTTGTTTTACCAGCATTTTTTATTGCTTGATTAATTCCTAATTGTCCTTCTTGTGTTAAGATGGTAATGCTTTGTTTTAATTGAATTGTTTCTGTTGTTAGTTTGTCAATTATGGCTTGTGTTTCGGCAAAGTTTTTTTCTTCTCCACTTAAATCTTGCACCATTCTGGCAAATGGATTAACATTAAATCCACCACCACCAGTTAAATTACCACCAATGCCAGTTGTTTTATTTTCGTTATTCCATTGTTGTGCTTTTTTTCTGTATTCATTGTTTTGGTCAATTACTTCTTTTTGCTTTGCTTGTAATTTATTTAACCTATCAATTTCAGATTGATTTGCATTTATGATTTGTTGGGATTCTATGTTACGCAATCTAATCCGTTCAGCAATTGTTTTAGCAATTACCAATTCGGATGCGTTTCTAATTTTTAAATTATTAACAATAATTGTTGTTTCATTGTCAAATTCTTTTATTCTGTTTTCAGAATTACTTTTTACGCTTTCATAATTCAATTTGGCTTTTTCTGCATCTTTTGTTGCTTTGGTTGTTTTCGCCATCCCTTCGGCAAGGTATGCTAACGCAACAACAACCGCACCAATACCAGTTGTGGCTAATGCAATTTTAAATGCTCGTAATGATATTGTAGCCGTTGTTGTGGTAACACCAAACACTCGCATAGCATTGTTATACAACCCAAGTGCTATTGCATTTGCTCTAATCATTATTTGGCTTTCGGCTTGTAACAAATTTGTTATTTCCGTAACACCATTTAACAATGCCATTGCACCTTGAACTTGCACCAAGGTCTTTTGCAATTCTTCATTTTCTTCCCCAAACAATGCCGTAGCACCTTGGGCAATAGCAAATCCAGCCGCTATGCCTCTAACCGCTTCGCTAAAAACTTCAATTTGTTTTGTATCACTCCCAACATTTTTTATTGTTTGGCTAACATCAGCCATTGTATCATTTAGGTTTCCAGCCTCTTGTGATAATGCCCTAAATTGTTCTGTGTTCGCTTTTCCAGCCAAAGCAAGTGCAGTCATTTCTTGCTTTAATTCTTTCAGCCTTGCTTTTGCCGACTGAATAGCATTATTGCTTTTATCTTCTGCACCAAATTCTGCTATTACTTCATTTTTTTTAGCCATTGTTATTGATGTTTGTGTAATGTTATTGTTTGTGTATTTCGTGTTAAGTTGGACCAATGCCCATTGCAACAAATGAAAAACTATAAACTTTTGTGTTTTGTGGATTGTTAGCAGAATATTGATGTGTTACATCCAACCTCCAATAACTACCTTCATCTGTTATTGCCGTAACAAGATATAAAGCCTTTTGGCTTGGGTCTTGCACACCAGTTACTTGCAAATAAACATATACTGGAAAATTAACAAATGTTTCCATTATTTGGAAATATGTGGTAAAATCAGATTGTGTTGCAAATTCTTTTTCATCTATGTAAATTATTGTTATAGAATCAAAATTATCGTTATCACTTGTCCATTCTGTTGTTCCAGCACTTGGTGTGGAATTATTATCGTTAAATTTCCAGCGTCCACTTATTGCACCATCAACACCATCCGCTCCATTTGTTCCGTTTGTTCCGTTTGTTCCGTTTGCACCTTTATCGGCTACCAATGTCCAATAATCTGGTGCAGTTACGGCTGGTGTTATTCCAGTAACAAAATCTTTTGCTATCCAAGATGCACCATTGTATTGAACAATTTCTGTTGGTGCATACAATGTTGAAGAAACATATGTGCCTTCCCAAGTTGCACCAACCAAACCTTGTGTTATGGGTATTACTTTGCCTCCTAATACTGGATTATATTCTTTTACGGCATTTGCTGATTCTGATGTTTTTATTGCTGGTGGGTCATTTGTTACTGGTATCAAAGATGTAGGAACAAAATTTGGCAAATCCAATACTCTACGCAATGTTACTTTGGCTAACATTTGTTTACCCAAAATATAATCTTCAATGCTAATTAATCTAAACAATATGTTTTTGTAGAATATTAATTTGTTAAAATTCAAATTGTTTATATCCCTTGGTGTTAGCAAAGCATATGCCGTTAATGTCATTGCATCAACGGACATAATTTCCTCAATGTACTTTTTCCAATAAGCGTTGTACAAATTGTTATTAGTGTACAATATGTTTCCGCTAACATTTGGTGCATTATAAAATATGCGTTTGGGCATACCAAATGCTAAATCTATTGTTGGGTTATTTGGGTTGTTTATATGGGATATAAACGGCAAATATTCCAATGAAACATCTGTTGGATTATACAAATATTCAAATTGATATGCCGATAAGAAATTGTATTGGGCAATTCGGTATCCACATTCCAATGGTCTTATGTTAGCAGAAACGGCTGACCCATCATAATCCCAAGTTCTACCAATTGGCAATGCACCTTGAAATGTTGCTGGAATTATTGTAGCACATTTAAGTTCTGTTATACGGCTTCCTTTTCCGTAATAATTCTGCAAATCTGCATCTATGCCACCATAACCACTTTCGTCTGTTGGGTACAATTGCTTATATGATTTGTGCAAATAATCATTTGTTTGCCTATATTTAAATATAACATTTTTAATGTTATTAGACATTCCATTTGTTATGGTTTGGTCTGCACCTTCATCTATTTTTTCTGTCCAATCCAATGCGTTGTTGCCAACATCATAAAAATCTTTCCAAGGTTCAATGTATAATTTTTTGCTATTTTGTCTATCTTGCGTTATGTACAAGTTAAACATCTTTTGCAAATCTTGAATTAAATCAACTTGTGTTACATCTTTTGGAACTACTTTTTTGAAATCGTATTGGTCAAAAACTTCAACACCTTTTATGACCAATGCCGTCTTTGGCGCACCACTAATAATTCTTCCATCAAGACCTACAATTGCAGTTAAGTTTTGTGTTGGTTGGAATCCAACAACAAACTCATAAGATGTGTTAGGCTCTAATGTTATGTTAGACCAATTGACATAAAACGCAGAATCTCCTTGTTGTGATGTTTGCGTTCTTGAATACAATGTATTTGGTACAACTGGATTGCTTTGTGTTGAACCAATTACTTTTTGTATTGCAATGTATAAATTAATTGTGGTTGTGTTTAATGTAAACAATGGTGTTATACTGGCATTAAAATCCCAAACACTATTTACACCATTGTTAGGAGTTGTAAAAACATTTGTTGTTGCATCCCAATAACCAGAATTATCATAAAAAATTCCACTATTGTCTAAATTAAATGGAATGCGTTTCTTTTGATTTATTGTTCCAGTAACACACGCTTGGCTTGTATAATTTGGAAATGAAATACTACCAGTTGCGGCTATGTACGAATTAAATCCAGATGTTGGTGTTCCAGCCTTATCCAAAGAATACGGCACAACCAATGACCTAAATAAATAGGAATTAAAAAATGTAGATTCATATGTGTAACCGCTTTCTTTAAATATTAAATCAATCAAATGTTTTACATATACTGATGGTGTGAATTTATACCAAGGTATTCTTGGTGTAATGTTTTGTTGTAACACATCATTAGCACCATAATTGTCTACTAAACCATAAACAAATCCGCTTAAATATCCATTAACCCAACTATTTTCTACAATGCCACTTGTTGGTGCGTGAGCCATTGCAGTTAATCCAGACAAATCGGATAACAATTTATTGTTTATTGTTTGGTAAAAATCTATTTCTTCGGAAAAGATTGAGCATTCATAAGTAACATTATTATTGGTTTTTGATACCGATAACAATTGTAATACACCTTGAAATATTTCTAATCCATCTTGAACAACAATACACCTAATTTTTTTGTTAGGTGTAAAACCACCAGCAAAAGATTGAATGTTATAAGCGAATTTAAACGCTTTGGCATTTTCTGATGTGTTGGGAATTGTTATTGTTTTACTAAACGATGCTTTGCGTTTTGTTATATCTTCTAAATCATCAATAGCATATGTTACGGCAATATCTAATTCACTATTTAAATCCAATAAGTATTGTACTTCTTGGTTGGAATCATTTAATGGGAATATTTTTATACGAATGTTGCTCATAATATGTTATTAATATAACTTTCATCCACTTGAATGTTCAATGATTTTTGTTTGTCATTTGCCCTTTTTACTATGTTATAACTTGATGTGGCAATAACACATTCTACTAATGTTGTTGAGCCAGTTATTTGTGATAAATCCAAAAAACAAATTGGGGAATATAACATTTCTTGCAACCAATCATATTCTGATTCTGTTAGGATATGTGAATTTAAATTCCAACTTGGTTTTTGATTTCCAGAATAAACTTGCGTTGCCGTTGTTTCATAGACTCTTGTAGTACTTCCACCGCCAGATTGAAGAACAAATGAAAGCATATTTCTTAAAAATGTGTTTCTATTTATCTCTAATGTTTTTCGGTTTTTGTAGGCAAAATAAAACGATTCAATAACACCAAATTTATTAACAAACCATAACCCTATTTTCTTGTATGGTGTACATTGTTTCATAACATACCTTACGGCTATTGTTGGCGAACTTGATGCAGTAACAAATTGTATTGTATAACTTCCATTTTCATAATCTGGAAACAAAACACTACCAGCAGAACCATCTGAACATTGACCAGATGTTAATGCTTTAATATTCATTGGACCAGATGCAAATCTTTTAATAACTGCGGTATTTGTAGTCCCACCAGCCGTAACATTAAATCCTCGTAACAATGTATTTTGTGCATTAAAATATTCTACCCTTGCTGATGTTATAACATTGCCACTTGTTATGTTTTGTCCCATAAACAACCAATCATATGTGTCTGAATAAACATATTTTGTTAGCCAACTGACCAATGGCAAATATGATGTTAGCGTTGCACCACTACCAGTCGGATATCTTGTGGTCATTAAATCTGGTGTGTTGTTTATAAAATCCAATTGAGGCAATCCATTATAAACTGCGTATTTATCGGATTGTGTTACCAAACCAGTTGTAACAACAGATGGTGGATTTGTTGTGTTGTCAATATATTGTTCACCAAGAATAACACTATATTTAGATGTCAAACCATTTGGTGTTGCAAGATTGAGAAATCCAGCCGTTGTTATAGGCAATTTTGCTGGAACAATCAATGTCCTAACAATACTTGAAACATCAAAATATCCAATGCCACTTGGAACTGCTACATTTGCAATTACATCTTTATCTGCTTTTAATCGTGTTACAACATTATTGCTTGAATCCCTAACATCACAAATAAAACGAAATTGGTTTGCAGTTGCGGCTATTGAACTACTAACAATATATCTTTCTGGATTGTAACATTGTGTTACATCATTTGGGGAATTTAATACCGATATTGCCATTTTAATTTATTTTTATTGTTACTCGTTTTTGAAATCTTTCCATCATTATTTGTTCAAATTCTTCTATGAATTGTGGTGTCAATGTGTTATTAACAAAATGCGTTCCCCTAATACCATTTGCTTGGATGCTTCTGCTCAATGCGTATGCGGCTCGTTTTGTTTGCTTTGTTATATCTCGCTTTGTTACTTTCAATTCCCTACCGCTTTTGTTTTTTCTTGGTGTAACATCAATTTGCAATGGTTTTGCTTTGATGTATTGTAACATTGCTTTTAATGGTGGTGGCTTGTCCTTGAATTGATATGGGGAATTTTCAGCACCACTTTTAACACTATC